TTAGTACCTTGAGTACCTTGACTTCCGTTAGTACCTTGAGTACCTTGACTTCCGTTAGTACCAGTTGTACCTTGAGCTCCATTAGTACCAGTTGTACCTTGAGCTCCATTAGCACCTGTAGTACCTTGAGCTCCATTAGTACCAGTTGTACCTTGAGCTCCATTAGTACCAGTTGTACCTTGAGAACCATTAGCACCTGTAGTACCTTGAGCTCCATTAGTACCAGTTGTACCTTGACTTCCCATTATTCCCTGAATACCAGTTGCGCCTTGACTTCCCATTATTCCCTGAATACCAGTTGCGCCTTGTGCTCCAATAGACGTTGCTGCTAGAGTAAATTCGCTTGCTGAATTATTCCAGACTAAAGAGTACCCGTCCTCCGAAGAAGTAGGATTTGCAACTAATGTATTAAATGCTTCTCCAACCATTACTGTTCCGTTTTCATCAGGCATGCGCCATGTTCTATTAGCAGTTAAATAATACGGAAATGCTCCTTGTGCTAAATCTATAGTTCCTGAAAAACCTGTTGCTCCATTGCGACTTTGTATGAAAGGAGTATGAGTACCTTGTTCTACTCCAAACATTATACGATGACCTCCAATTGAAGTATCCTCTAGAAGCATTGATCTAGAGAGCATCTCAATTGCTTCCGGAGCCTCTAAGTATAATTTTTCTAAAACAGAGCTTATATCTTCATGAATTTTAACAGGGCCTCCATTGAATAATATTTCTGTTCCTGTTGAAATATCAATATTTCGAGTACCTGTTGTGTTTCCTATAATTAAAGTGTCTTCTAAACTTTGAGAAGCACCGGACGCATTTTCCCATGTTACGTTCCCTGCTCCATCAGTTGCTAAAATTTGACCTAAACTTCCGTCGGTTATAGGTAGAGTAAATGCTCCATTTCCAATAGTTAATCTATCTACTGATAGATTTATGTATTTTCTAGTTGTTTTGATTGGCATATTTAAAATTCATTTAATTTATTTTTCTAATAACATTATTATTTAAGCAAAAAATTGTATAACTGGCATTTCGTCTATTTCCCCATCTTGCTGTGAAGCTGTTGCTGGAAAAGATCCTCCACTAATTACTTCTGTTTCTTCAAACCATGCTACTGAAAGGGTATCTGGACACTCTATACCATATGGCGTAGAAACATTTGAGTCTAATGAAACTGCTAATACCGCATCTTCTCCTCCGGTAAATGATAGGTTTTGTCCTACTTCAGCTGTCATTGTATATGATTGCACATCATTGGGATTAGTTACTTGATTGCTCTGTCCTACTAACACAGCAGTCGGTCCTGATCCTCTATATATTGCACAACATGTGATACCATTTCCGGTAACTGCAAATGCCATTTTAGCAGTAGCGATCGTTATATCAGCGGGTATTGTGTAGTTTATAAAAAATATTCGACCAGTGCCTGCGTAACTTATCTTTTTTCCTTGCCATATTTCTATTCCTATCGTTGATATTAACCCTTTATTTCTTTCCCAACTAGCGTTACCCTGAGAATCTGACGTAAGAATTTTACCACTTCCTTCTTTTCCATCTTCTAATTTTAAAGAATAATTGTTAGATCCTCCTTGAACATTTATTTTCATTCCAATGTTAAGGGTAGAATTTGTATTTATAGCAATATTTCCACCTAATACACTTGTTAAAGAAGCTCCGCTAGTGCTTACTAACTCAGTTTCAGTACCTGTCATATTAGTTCCAGTAGACCCTGGGTTCATATAAATTCTAGATCCAGTGTTATTTACACCATCTCCGTTAACAGTAATAAGCGATCCAAATAAAGATGTTGTGTTTATATCGTTTATTGCTGCTTGTATTCCGTATACTTTTGGTAAACTTCCACTTGTTACGTGAGTACCGCCTGATTGAATTATTGAACCTGATTTATTGCTTACATTAGTAGCATTATTCATAATTGTCCAGTTTCCAGCGCTTGATGTTTTATTATTAGGATGATTTTGTATACAACTAAGTAAGCCTATATCGGAGTTATTAACATTTGCATTTCCATGTAATCCAATTTTTATACCAGTCATTGACGTAGAACTAATTCCATTAGAAGATACGTTTAAACCTACACTATTCGCAGTGCTTATAGTAGAATTTTGACTTAGCTGCATGGTTGTGTCTACTTGTCCATTGTTTGCTATTAAAAAATAAATGTTACTGGCTAAACTGTTTATACCTAACGTTGATCCATTGTCCATTAAACGGCCTACTGCTAGGTTATTGCTTGTATCTATTGTAAGGTTCCTTAATTGATTGCTTCCAGATACTAAATCTCCTATAGCAATTCCCGACGGTATTGCTTGTGTTGAAAGAATACCGGTTGCATCTGCTGTTACCATTCTAGTTCCTATCCCTGAGAGCGCTGACATTTCAATTTCACTATCTTCATCTATTACTAGCCCGGTACTTGTTGATCCTAAAGCATCTGTGCTAAGAAATTGAATTTTTCCTCCGTTTTCTTTATTAGCTATTACAAAATTATCGTTAACGGTACTTCCATACCCAATATATCCTTTTTCACCAACGTTATCATAAAAGTCTATGAAATTTTTACCTAACGTGCTCACTGTCTCTAATCTAAGTATGGCCGAATCCCCTTTTATATGAACTTCTTGTTGAGGCGTATTTGTTCCAACACCCAATCTATTTAAAGTATCGTTATATGCAAAATTAGCATTGTCTTGTTGCAGCTCTCCCATTGCTCCTACGAATAAAACAGAGTTAGCTGTACCACCTGTTATAGTGCTTCCTATAACTAATCCTCCACCTGAAACGTTCGCTAAAGTAAATTCACCTGCTGAATCATTCCAAATTAAAGAATATCCGTTTTCTGAAGAGGTTGGATTTGCAACTAGTGTATTAAAAGCTTCTCCAACCATCACTGTTCCGTTTTCGTCTGGCATGTACCATCTTCTATTAGCAGTTAGATCATAAGGAGATGTTGATTGTGCTAATTCAAGTCTTCCTTGAAAACCAGTGGTTCCATTAACACCTCTTATGAAAGGACCAGTAGCTCCTATCATTTCTAACATTATACGATGGCCTGTCGGTGAAGAATCATCTCTAAAATTAGCTTGAACGCCTAATACTAGAGAAATCAATGATGTGGTCGCATTAATCTCTTTTGCTCCTTCTAAATTTAATATGTTTAATGCAGGGTCGGTGTCTCTATAAATTTTAACAGGGCCTCCGTCAAATGATATTTCTGTTCCTAGTGATATGTCAATGTCTTGAGCACCAGTTATGTTTCCTATAGTTAATGTGTCTTCTAAACTTTGAAAAGAACTGGATGCATTTTCCCATGTTAAGTTTCCAACTCCGTCTGTTACCAAAATTTGACCTAAACTTCCATCAGTTATAGGCAAAGTAAATGCTCCATTTCCAATGGTTAGTTTATCTACCGATAGATTTATGTATTTTCTAGTGATTTTAGCTGGCATACGTATAAGACTTATTTAGTTTATTTATCTAAATATGCCTTTAAAGTTTATGACATAATACTAACGTTTAAATTAGATATAGTTTAAACTTTATTTAAAATGTAATTGTATTGTAGCTAATTTTAATAACCAATTGCCCATCTCCTCCAGTACATGCAGTTCCTGGCCACATTTGAAACTGTAAAGCAGAACCTAAGTTATTCGTACCTGTAGCGTATCCTACTATTGCATCTGCACCTCCGCTTGACATGATTCCTGAAACAAAAACTTGTTGAGAACTAGGTACTTGAAAACCTCCAGCCCCAATTCCTCCACCTACAATATATGCAGTAGTTCCAAAATGGTATTCCCATGTAATTTCGAATTCATAGTACTCATTTGATAAAGGAGCGGGTAGTAAATCTACTGTATTGTTTGCTAGTATATCGGCTGAATTATATGTATAAGTAGCACTAGGTGAAATAATAGAGCCTCCAGCAGATACTACAACTATTCTTACACTAGATAGTGTTTGAGTAAAAGTTATATCTATAGAGTTTACTCCATACGCATCTATATCACCATCTATTCTATCTCCGGTTACTGTATCTATTAAATCTACGACAACTGCATTTGTTCCTAATCCATGTGTTATAGTCTTAGTTATATTTGCGTTAAAATTTGTTATTTCTACATAAGATACGTTTTCAGTGCTTCCTCCTCCTCCTGAATATGTTTTTTCATATTCTAAAGATACCATTATTTCTTCATTTGATCCACCTGTACTGCTTCCTGCTAAAACGGTACCTTTCACTACAAGAATATCTCCGCTACTGACATCTATATCTAATCCACTTGTTTCTATAAGAAAGTGATTTCCATCAACATTAGCCGTATTTAACGTTAAAACATTAGAACCACCTACTAAGTCAACATAATTAGTATCGTCAGCTACGCCATTTGGGTCGATTAATTTACCTATACTTACGTCATAGTCAAATAAAGCATCTACACTAGCCGCTGTTGTATCTAAGTATTTTAAAACTATACCTTTTATTTTTAAATCAAAAGGAATAGGCAGTACTGAATTATGTGTTCCGGTAGGACTTAAAGTACCTGCCCAATCTACATATTCAGGAACTGATCCAACTGCGAAATTAGTAATTAGTCCCCATAGCATATCTTTGGTAGTTACCGAACCTCCTCCGCCACTTCCGTCGCAACATGTGAGTTTAAATATTTCACCACTTTCATCTGTAAAATATAAATCTTGTGTAGTTGGTGTATATGTAGTTGCTAAACCTGGGTCTCCAATCCATACAATGCCTGATCCAGTAGATGGCGTTGGCGGTAAACCTGGACTACCCGTGTTTTGTAATAACGTAAGAGCATATGAGGCTCCTCCTTCGCCTGTTAAGCTTACCCAGCCTTTTCCATCTAAGTAGCCTATGAAGTCTTCTCCAAACGCAGGCTTTTGATTTTGAATACCTGTGTATATTATTTCTCCAGGTATGCCTACATCGGGCCAGTTTATAAAGTCAGTATGTCTATACCGCTTAGCTTCAGCTATTTCCACTAAAAAGGAATTACCCTCAGCTCTACCTTGAGAATCTATATTAAATGTAGTTGCTCCGTTTAATTTTAAACTAAAATTATTTTTAACATTGATTTGTTTAACATTAATACCATCTATGTCTTCTATAACATTAGTTTTTTCGTTATATGAAACGTTATTTAAAAACTCAAGTAACGCAAGTGACAAGTCATTAAAATTAAGGTTAGAAACCTCTACAATTGAACCTAAGCTTGAATTAGTTAATTTTCTTATATTTGAAAGTTTAGAATATATAGCCATTTATCAGTCCTACTATTTTTTTTTATTTATTATAATATACATAGTTAATTATTGCGAGACTTATTTATTAACTCTGTTTTATCGTCTATTCGAGACTCTTTAGAGAAATTGCCATCGAAAACTACACAATTCTCTAAATCGGCATTTATTATATTATCTAAATTACTATATATTGATGAAGACTTTATTTCATTTAAATATCCTCCATATGTGCAGTCGAATATTTTAGAATATTTTATATCGTTATTTGAATGTAAATTACTTTCTTTTATATTAGAATTCCTAATAATACACTGCTCAAATAAACAGTCTTCTAAATCAGCTTCTATATGACAGTTAAAAAAGTCCATATTAGATAAAGAAAAACCTTTTTTTATCCTAGCATCTTTTACTTGGACTCTTTTTCTAGCTGTGTCAAAATTTATGATAGCCTTATTCATTTCACAGCATGATATCAATTCAAATAACTTGTTTCTAATAACCGGATAATTAGATTCTACTAAAAAAGAATGTCTAGTCAAATCAACTACTAAATGTATGTCCGGATAATTATGTTTAAAAGTATCATACGTTTTAGTGTTGTCGATTACTCTTTGATATCTTTCAAGTAATTTCTGAATTTTTCTCTTTTCATCTATGTTAAAAGAAAAGTTATTTTTTAAAGTTTCATATAAATGCTCAGCCGTGTAATTTATTAATTTAACAGACTCTTTCTTCTTTCTTTGGTAATTTTTTCCACCAGCATATTTTATTGACAGATAACCTTCTTGTATTTTAGAAAAATCTGTTCCAAAATTAGATGACCTTGGAAAGTTATATTCCATAGGATTAGCTTTCTCTAAAAGAGATCCCGTCAGTCTACTTGCGTATAACTCCTTTGGATAAACAAAAATGGCTTTACTTTGATGAATCTTTTGCTTTTCAGATGAAGATTCTGGCCACATGTCAAATATGTTTTTTTCGTTTATGTTTAATATATATTTGAATTTATTTAATGTTTCTAATTTATTATCAAGATTTAAGTCCATTTCGTTTAATGAAACCTTGATATTCATATTAGATCTACTGTTTGTAAACCCATTCTCATTTATAAAATTAAGACATTTTAACATTATATGAACGGCCTCATGATAAGGCATTAGATCTGTATCTATTCTATTCATCCTATGTCCTCCTTCAAAGTCAGGTGATATATAAATAGTCTCATCTACAAATCTTATTTTAGATTTGTTATCTAAAGATATTACGTTCTTACCTAGATATTTTCCTAATTTAGAAGATATCTTTTTTCTAGATAAAGGTGAGAAAAATTGAAATGTAAATCCTACATTAGTATTATCAAAAAGAAACTTATTTTCTATATTATTATACACGAGTAATGTTTTTTATTATTTATCCTATTCTCGTGATTTTTTTTGCTAATTAACTATTTGTATAGACACTTCATCTTTATGAATCCATACTTCTTTACCTGACACGAAAGCCTGTTCGTCTAGTATATCGTATAAATGTGTTTTTGTTGGATAGTTTGCTAACTGATAAACACCTGTTTCATATCTCCAAGCGAATTCAAATTCTTTCTTAACTATTAATTCAGGAAGCGTATCTAATTTATTAGAATAATCTTTTATTATAATTTTCATTTTAAAACTTTTATATATTATACTAAATAAAAAATAAAGATAAATAAAAAAAAATACACTCTAATGGCTACAACGGCATCGAATTGGAAAATATTTAAATCATTAGATTATTCTGTACAGTTAATGCTTAAGCAAACTATAGAATATCTTTCTACTAAGTTTAGTCAAAGTCTACAGGTATTTACCGCGGCCAGTCCTTTTGGGCAGCTTCTTTTAGTTCTAGAAAATTTAAGTCAAATGATTTTTTATTACATAGAAGATGCTATAACTGAATTGAGTATGGAAGAAGCAACCAGGGTATCTTCCATTTATTCTTTAGCTACACTAGCTGGACATAGTCCAAGTAGAGCTATATCTGCAAGTGGACAGATAAGTATATCTACTACCTCAGAATCAGCAACTGCCGATTTTGATACTGTGATAATTCCAAACTTAACAAAAATAAAGTCTAACAATAACGGGCTAATGTATGTATTAAGCCTTTCACAAGATGATATTAAGTTTTCAATGAAAGGAGTTAATAACGGTCTCTCCATGAAAATACTTCAAGGTAATATTGAAACACAAACATTAGTGGCTAAAGGCGAAGAAATAGAAAGTTTTTCTATTAACTCAGCTCAGAATTTTCTAGTTGATAATTACTTAGTTGACGTATATGTAAATGGAGAAAAGTGGAAAAAATTTAATTCTATATTAGATATACCTAGAGGTGAAAAAGGATATATTGTAAAAACAGGAATCACTACCGGAGTTGATGTATTCTTTGGAAACAATTTCTTTGGAAGAATTCCCGTAGAAGGCTCTGAGATAAAAGTTCAATATTTAGTAAACAGTGGAGCTTCTGGAAACATAACAACAGAACAAACTTCACAGGTCTTATTTGAATGGGCAGACACTGGTTTTACATTAGTAGGAAATGAAGTTGACTTAAATGAGTATATTGCAATTAATACGATTAACTCTCCACAGTTTGGAGCAAATCCTGAAGATTCAGAATTAACTAGACTTATTGCACCAAAGCAGTCTAAAAGTTTCGCTTTAGTTAATATAGATCATTATATAGCTGTTTTAACTAGGCTTAAAATATTTTCTATTATAAACGTATTTTTGGATACTAACGATAATCGATTATTAAATCTATTTTTAGTGCCTGATATCAATAATTTATTTAACACAGGTCAAGATTATTTTAACGTTAGCTCCTCTAAATTCATATTAAGCGATTTCAGAAAGAATGAAATATTAAGATATTTAAATATGACTGGCTCTAAACTAATATCAACCGATACCAGAATAGTAGATCCGCTAATAAAAAAATACGTACTTAATATAAACACTATTGTATTTGATGATGTATCCACTGAAATAATAAAACGGGATATTTACAATAATCTAGGAAACTATTTTATTTCCAATAAAAGAAGGAACCGAATACCTAAAAGCGATTTAATAAGAACATTAGAAGACATTAATGGAATAGATTCTGTTAATGTAAACATAGTTTCAGAAGCTAATGAAATTGCAGTTATGGATAATCCTAATTCTGAATTAATAGGACTAGACGAATTTAACGATATAATAATAAAAGAATATGAACTCCCTATTATACAAGGAGGATTTAAAGACAGGTATGGAAATGAATATTCACAAGGTATATCTGATCAGGCATTGGGTTCGATTAATATACAAATTAAAAAAATAGTGCCTAGGCCCTTTGATAACTAATGACTAAAGATAGCATATATAGAGCAGCGTATAATAGAAAAAAGAAATTAATTAATAAAGGGTATCAATACAAGGATACTATTTTAAAAAATACTTTATCTAGTCAAATGTATGGAGTAAACGATACTTTAGATACTTTTTTAGAAAACGTAAATGATATCGTGTATGAAAACATAGAAGCTGTAAAAACCATTAAAGTATTTGCAAATCCTGCCTTAGATAAGTACGAAAGGGATATAAAATAAAGTATTAAAATTTAAATATGCTCAAAGACAAAGAGAATAGAAAAGCTTTAAAAAGCGAAATAGAAAACTTGTTAAGTGGAATAAATCACGAAGAACATAATGATTTAAACGTAGATTCAGAATTACTTGAAGAAACTAAACCTGAAAGTCCTTACGATTTTGATGAAATGACTAGAGAGTTCAATAAAAAAGCAAAGGACATAACAGATTCTTTGTTTGAATATTATGTAGAACTAGGTGTATTAGAAGAAAACAATTACATAAAACTGAAAAAAGAAATGGACACAGTTAATATGTCAAACATTTTCTTTCAGATAAAAACTTTAAAGATTACTATAACTAAAATAATGGAGGAGATAACAACAGGTAACACTGCTCCTAGGTTAATGGAAGTATTTGGACAATTACAGGATAAATTAAAAACCCTTGTTCAAACGCAGGCTAATCATATGTTATTTCTAGAAGAAACTTACAAAAAAATAAATAACGAAGATCCTAAAAACTCTAATAATACATTGAATAATTCAAATCAAGAAGGAGAATTCTTCATATCGGTTGGAACAAAAACAATGGTAGAAAGTTTGCCTGAATCCTCTGAAGAATATGAAATAGATACAGATTTAATAGACCCTTCTAAAAAGACAGAATTAATGAAAGAAAATAACATAGAAATAGAAGAAGAAAGTGGAGATTCAGATTTCATAGATGTTACTGAAATAATTTAATAACTATGCAAAACCCATTATCAAAAGGAGGAGGTTTTACTTCCTTGAAACTATCTAGTCTCAATTCAGAAGGCAATAATAATCATGTATGGAATTCTAAAAAAGTAAATGATATTATACATAAAGTTTCTCAAGAAGGAATGGACATACGTGGAATGCAAAATACTCCATTTAAAGAAAACGATATTTTATTAAAAAGAGCAAATTTACCTTTTGAATACACTAAAGAAGAATGGCAAGAAATGCAAAAGTGCAAATCAGACCCAATGTATTTTTCTAAAAAGTTTGCATTCATTAGAACCCCGAAAGGTGACATGTCAGTCGAAGACGCAGGAGGGTTGCGAGATTTTCAAGAGCAATTAGTTAAGAATATGCACAACAACAAGTTTAACATATTAATGGCTAGTAGACAGATAGGTAAAACAGTAACGACTGCTATATACATAGTATGGTTTTTATTGTTTAATAAAGAAAAGAACGTACTAATGGTTGCCGATAATATGACAACCACTAAGGAGATAATGGAGAAACTAAGAATAGTTTTAGATAATCTGCCTTTCTTTATGAAACCTGGAATAGTTAAAATAAACGAGTCTTCTATTAGGCTAGATAATGATTGTAGATTAGTTCTTAGAACAACTACTAAAAAATCTGGTATTGGTATGACAGTAAACTTTTTGTATATAGATGAATTTGCTCATATATCTGAATCTAACTTAGATAAGTTTTATAGAGCTATTTTACCTACTATAACGGAAGATCCTTACGCAAAAGTAGTCATAACGTCTACTCCAAATGGAAGAAACAAATTCTGGGATATATGGTCAGATGCAGTGGATGGAGAAAATGACTACAGCCCCATGAGAGTAGATTGGTGGCAAGTACCCGGAAGAGACGAGGATTGGAAGAAAAAAACCATAGCGAATATGGGATCTGAAACAGACTTCAATCAGGAATATGGTTTACAGTTCTTTTCATCAGATCAGCTTCTACTATCTTCAAATGATCTTCAAAAATTAGAAACATTTCAATCTAATTATGTCAATACTAGTCTAGACTTAGAAGAAGAAGATTTTTATATAAATGATTTTCTAAGCTTTCATAAGAAATATAAAGATTTTACACTTAGTGATTTTAAAAATGATCCTTCATATTATGTGTTTTCAATAGATACAGCCGATGGAATGGATCAAGATTACTCAGTGTTAAATATCTTTAAAATAGTAACATTACCTATTAAAGACCTAATCAAGCATAAAAATAATATTAAAAGTGAACTTGATTGCGTGTCTATGGTTCAAGTAGGTAAATTTAGGTCTAACACATTAAACATTAATGATTTCTCTATAACATGTGAAAAAATAATATACGATATATTTAATCCAGAAAAGGTGCGTATTGTTTTAGAACTAAATCATAAAGGTGATATTTTACATAATAGATTCTCTTTAAATGAACAGTATTGGTGGGGTCAAATGGTTCACACTAAACATACAGAACTTTCTAAAAACATAAAGGCCGGAGTAAGACTAGGACCAACTAACAAATTAAAGTACTGTGAAAAATTTAGATATTACGTATCAATTAATAAAATATTGATTACTTGTTATGAAACTTATTTAGAACTATCTTCATTTGGAAGAACTAGAGGAGGTTCTTATAGATGCCAAAGCGGAAACGATGACTTAGCTATGACATGCGTAAATACTTCCCCTCTTTTTGATTCACCTCAGTTTTGGGAAATAGGAGGAGAAGTATACGAAAATACATCAGAAGAGTATAAAAATGAACTTTACGAAAAAGTATTAGACGTAAAAACAGAAAAAAAGGCTTTTGATTTTGACAGACTAAACGATCTAAATAATCAATTAAACCCTAAAGAATTTAAAGCTTCCGATAAAAAAAGTGTATTTGACGTAAATCATTTAAATAAAATTAATAAAATTTCAAAAAATTTTTATAATTCTTAGCGTTAATTAAGTATAATATTCTTATATTTAAACATAATTAAAAATAAACCCACATGAAAGAAATAATTTTATCAGAATTAGATGAAACCCTAGGAGATTTCTTAGTACAAAATAAAGATGTTGTTTACACGGCTCTTCTAGACTCTATAGAAAAAGAATATCTAAATAAAACTTCACTCGCAGTTGATATTCTACAAATAAACGCTACCGAAGATACAACACATATAACGTTAGCTAGAGAAGATTGGGTCAAAGGTCTTGAAAAAGCAATTAATTATTTTAAAAAACCTGAAATCGAAGAATATGAAAAATGCCAACGATGTCTAAACATCATTAATGAACTTCTTAAACAGTAAATAATACTTTTTACCTAACATAACAACAACAACAAAAATAAACATAAATATGCCTGCTTTTGATGAGATCAATAAAAAAATAAACAACCGAATACAAGAAATAGCTGTACTAATATATAGAAAAGAACATACTAATAGGGAATATGAAGAAATAGCCGAACTAGTATACCCAAAATTAAAATATCACATTTGGAAATTTTGCAAAAACGACTTAGATACAGAAGAAGCTCTTCATTTTACTCTAGTAAAGATATTCAATAACATGGAAAAATACAATCCAGGTTCAGGTAGATTTACCACATGGGCTTTTACAATAGCTAGAAATGAAACTTTGTATTACTTAGATAGAAAATATAAAGATATCCCAAGATACATTGAAATATCTTCCTTATATGAAGACAATAATTATAACGATTCTCTATCGGTAACTGACAAAGTGAATAGTCAAAACGAAGTTACTGAAATCTTTAATAGAACTATAAATGAAATATTTAATTTAGAAGATGAACTTCTAAAGAACATAGCTATTGATAAAATGGTAAACAATACAAAGGTTAAAGAAATAGCTTTAAAATATGATATGCCAGAAAACACAGTAAAGACCAAACTTAGAAAAGCTAGGTTCGAAATAAGAAAATCAGTAATTAAAAAAGATCCAGACGTAAACAGAAAATTATCAGATTCTTTACCTGACTTTAAAATAAAATCAAAATGAAAAATATAATAATAAGCATAAGTCCGATTAATATAATACGTAGAATCATATACATGATTAAAGAATTCTATCTGTTTATATTCTACATAAGAAAGTTAAAGAAAATAGAAAGTGAACTCGTTAGTAATAAAATATTTAAGTACTCTTGGTTTTCTTATGTAAAAGCTATTAATTTGAAAGCAGAAACTCTATCACTAGTTAATAAACCATACGAAGAATTAGAAGAAGATCAAAAAAAAGAACTTGAAAAACTAGAATTAAGCTTTATCAGTAGAGAAATTTCTAAACATAATGATATTTTTATTAAAGCTGACATAATAGAATTAATAAAAACCAAAGCTGTTAGGGTAAAAGATAGCGATTTCTATGGATATATGGTAGAAATATCCTTTAATTGGAAAAACGCTTCATTATATAATTTTCTAAGAACATTTTTTCATATAATATTATGGACATTAATTCTTTTTATGCTTCCTTACAATTTTATCTATGAATACGTGATCTCTTTTTTTAATAAATAAAAATAAATAATATTAATATGAAAATTAAGGAAATTGTTTCTAAATGGATTTGGCAAATACTAACTATTTTATTTGTAATGTTATATTTAGGCAAAGGCTGTACTAGTAAAAAAATATCTAAAGTTAATTCTAAAATAGATAAAACTAATCTTGAATTGATAAACTCAGTAGACTCTTTAACTACTGAAATAGGAAATCTTAAGGGGTCATCTGCTACTAAAAAAGAAGTAACAAATATTATGGAAAGTGTAATGTTAGACTATTTGATATATGAAGATGATTTAGATAAAGGAAAAACAAGCCTATCTGAAATAAAAAATAAGATAGAATTAAATGATTGAATGGATTAAAAATAATAAAATTACGTTAATTAGAAATTCCTTTTTACTACCTATATTACTTGTAGTTATAATGTCTATTAGTCATGTCGTAAGTTGGTATGACATAGGTAATCCTTTATCATGGGCCATTTATCTATCGGTTGCTATAGAAATTTTTGCGCTTGCGTCAGTATCTGCTGCGTCTATTAAGATTAGCAAAGGAAGCATATGGTTTTTGTTTATAATGGTTACATTAATTCAAATCATTGGAAATGTGTTTTATGAGTTTAAGGAAATATCGTTAAATGAATCTGGTTTTCTATCATGGGTTGAATTAGTTTCTCCCTGGTTTGAGGATTGGGAATTACTAGATCATAGGAGACTTTTAGCTCTTATACAGGGCGGTACTTTACCTATAATGTCTCTTACCTCTTTGCATTTCTATATACAATTTAATGAAAACATTCAAGATAAAGACAATTTAATAGACGAAGAATCAAATCTGTCTAAAACAGAAGAATCAGAACCCGATGAAACCACAGATCTAGCGTCTGGCTCCAATTTGCATGCTGAAGTTACAGAAAAAGTTTCATCTAAAAAACAATATGAAGATACTTTATTTGAAACTAGCAATGTATCGGATCCAAACAGATATATAAATAAAACGGATCATGATTTAAAAGTATCTAAAGGTACTCATAAAAAATCAGATGAACGTCCTCAAAAGAATTGGGGAAAATAAAATAGTAACTAATGGGTAACTGTAAAGGAGATTGTGTCAATGGTTTATGTGCATGTTCAACTGTTGCAACTAAGGCTTTACTTACATTAAAGGATAGTTGTTTTGCAATAGGAGATTGTGAAAAAACAATAGGTAAAATATGCTTAGATGATTTTGCATATCCAGTAGATGGAAAACAGTGCATGCAACTTGAAATACCTAAAGCTGAAGTTGGAGCTGAGTGGAATTCGTTAACTTTATTTGATAATAAAATAATACTAGCATCTCCTTCTGAAGATTTAGATCCTAATATTTCTTACGTAAGAGGTATTGTATTAAAAGTAATGTATGAACATGAAGATGAAAATTTAGAAGAAGTGCCTTTGAAATATAAAAAGTCATATATAACTATTACAGATGCATCTGGTAAAGAATCTACGTACCCTTTATATAATTTCTTTAGTATCTTTACTAACCCTGTTACTAATGACCCTTCTGATTTTATAAATAAAATAGTTATTAGTAACCCTAGTACTAGATATAGCTTTAAAGTAGACGCTCTTTTAATCTATACTAAAACAAGTACGTTATAAAAAAATATTAAGTAAATGGTATCTATAGAAAGCGCAACAGAATTAATACAATTAGAACACTATAGTTCAGGAGGAGCAAATGTTGATTATATCCCAACCTGGATAAGCACAGATAAAAGAGGTCACAGTACATCGATTGGCTATTGGCAGATAGGTTCAACAAACCAACAAGGTCTCACATATTCTCCAGTGTACAAGGTTATATTTGCTGATTTATCATTAGTCACTGCGACTCATGTAAAAGTATGGGGAATAAGTAATACCACTGACGATGCCGCTATTTTTCCAATAAACTTTTTTAAAGGATCAGTAGCGCCTAATCATGGTAATCCTGTTCTTGATATTTACTTAAATAAATTTGAATTTACAGACGCAACGGGAAATGTGGTAGTTCCTGGAGGAACTTATTCTATCATAGGCTGTAAGAAAAAGTCAATGCCTATCAGCTATTAAAATAAGATTAATAATATGATAAGCAAATCTGCCTCTGAGTTAATTAGTTTAAACCCAATCCCTGCGAACCAGGGTACTTCTTCTAATTTAGTTATTGCGGAAGTATTATATGATGCAGTAGGTACTGATACTAATTTAGAATGGATAGTTTTATACAACCCAACTAACACAACAGTTGATATATCTAATTATAAAGTTCAAACTGCCGGATCTTCTTTTAATACTCAAAGTATCATATCTTCTAATAATTCAATAAAACCCTATTCTTATTTTTTAATAGCAGAGACTTTAACAGGTTCCGGAATCAATGCAGATTTTGTAACAGGAGCAATGGACTTTCAAAACGGAGGATCCTCAACTGATGGTATTAGAATATTAGATTCATCTGATCAAATAGTAGATACATTATTATATGATTCTCCTAATACTAATAACTTACCTGATAATACTGGAAACCCTGGGACTAGCTTTGCTATTGATGTATCGGCTGGGCGATCTTTAAAAAGAAAAAGTAATTCTTCGGGATATGTAGAAGGACAAGGAAATGGCTATCAAACTGATAAATCTGGAGATGACTTCTTAAGCAACGCTGTTCCTACTCCTAAAAATTCTAATAGTTCTATTGAAAGAATAGATACCATAGATTATATTCCAACATGGATAAGCACGGATAAACGAGGAGAAAGTACTTCAATTGGGTACTGGCAAACGGGATCAACTATACAGCATGGAGTTACTTACTCTCCCGTCTATCGAGTTTCCTTCGATAACATATCCGACTTATCAACTGACGGCATAACGGGTATAAAAATATGGGGAATAAGTAATGAAGGCGAAGATGCTCCAATATTTCCACTAACATACCTTTTAGAGCATCCTATTCTAGATATATATTTAAAACAGCTTCAATTTGTTGATATCAACGGTGAAGGAGTAGATACACGTCAGTTTTACAATATAACTGGATATAAAAAAATAAAACATCCTATTAATTACTAATGGACTTTATATACGAAAATAACATAGTGATGACTGCTGCACAGCACAGAAACTTCTCAAAAGGTTTACCTTTTTACGGAGAAAAGGGAGACTTTAATTTTGTAATGGGTAGAAGCCAGTTTACGCCAGGTATATCTATTAAAATACTTCCTCTTAGCGATCTATCTAGAAACGCAGATGTAGGTGTAACTGATTTTAGACAGTATGTAAATACTATTAATAATATGTTTAAACCGGGAGATAGAATAAGAGGTATTGAGATGAATTCTATGCTAAGCGATAGGAATGAAGATGGAACTCAAGTAGTAGGAAAATTTGATAAGATTAAAGTAGATTATAAAAACGAACAAATTAGAGCTTTTGTAAAAGATCCGTCTACATTAAAGACTAAAGAAGTGTATCCAGATACAATGGAACGTTTAATGGAAAATTCAAAATACACACCTACTTATTCTAGATTAATACCTGATTTCGAATCTTTTATATCTAATATTTAGCCTATTACTTTTTTAATTTGATCAGCGTTTAAAGGAACTGTTGATATTCTTAACGATTCTCTAGGGATTACAAAACTTATATCCGAACCTGCCACTTTTTTCAATTCACTTAAGGGTTTTATAGTATAGATGACACTGCTTCCTAAAGGGTTGTTCATATAGGTTCCCCAATGAATCTTTACCTTATTATTAACTATTTGTATTCTGACTCTTGCTCCTATTTTATAAGAAGGGCTATTTAGAACGATAGATTTTGGAACTATATTAATCACTGCTTCTTTATCATTCAAGGAAATAGTATAGTTTGCTACAAATTTAGCATTTACATTAATACTTAATGATGCTCCATCGAATACACCGTCCGGTATAGAACATGAAATTTTAAAATTAGCTTCTCCTTTTACGTTTTTTTCTCCAAAGGATAAAAGCTTAGCCTTTGTTAAAATAGCTTTATAATCTATATTTAGATAACCAGCGTCGAAGCCTGCCACGTTTACTTTCTTACTATGTCTATTACTAACAACAGTTTTAGGAGTTTTTTTACTTAATAATATATTAGTATTGTTTTTAACAGATTCCATTAGCCCAGGATTGTTTTGTAAATATCTACCAACATCGGATGGTTTAAAGTTACTAAAATTAGGATCTGCCATTGGAAAATGTTTCAATATAACATCTCTTTTACCCATCTTAGATAATTCTCCTGAATCTACTGTATCTCCTCTTTTTAAAAACTTAATACAATTTGTTTTCCAAGCATTAGAAAGCGGTTTACTTTCTTCAAATATTTTTCTAATATATTTCATGTAATGTATATGTTTATATATCTTAGCAAAAACTTTACCTAATCATTTTTGTATAATATCTTTATAGATAATAAAAAAACGCTTAAATATGAACAATCAAGATGAAGCATTTAAAGATGCGTTAAATCACATTGAATCTAATAGTGAAATAGAATATGATAAATCTGAAGAACAAACAGAAGAACAAACAGAAGAACCTAAGAAGAAAACTAGTTTAGGAAAAGCTTCTACTTCAAAAACCGTGGATACAATGGCTAATGAATCTGGTTGGAAATTAGTGGCTCTTAATACGCTACCTTCTAACGGTTTATTATACGACGATAATATTGAAATTTTAATAAAATCAGCCAAAACAAAAGAAATACGTCATTGGTCTACTATAGATGAATATGATCCAATAGATGTTTCCGATAAAATAGCATTTATAACAGACTCTTGTTGTAGATTAAACGTAAAAGGTGTAATTAAAAATTTAAACTCTAATGACATATTAGAGATTGATAAATATCAAATATTATTTAAAATACACAGGTTGACTTTTCCAAATAACGAAAACACTTTAAAAGCAAATATTAAATGTTCAAATAAAAAGTGTGGTCATGTTAATCATGTTCCAGTAAGCGACACTAACCTTAAAGGGTTTGATTTTCCAGAAGAGTTAATGGAATGGTACTCTCAAGAAGAAAAATGTTTTGTAATTGCTTCTGAAAAATTAATGGAAACATTTAAAATATATCTTCCAACTATTGGAACTACTAAAATAATGAATGATTACAATGCTCTCTGTAAAAGAAGAGGTATAGGTGAGGATAAAGCATTTAATAAAATAGCCCCGTACCTTGTACCTAATTGGAGAGAATTTGGAGCAAACGACCTTATAGACTTAAGAAGTCAAGCTTCTAGATGGCATGAAAATAAATTTATTTTTTTACATAAAGCATGCGAAATGCTTGAAAAAAATTCAAAGAATAAAGTCTTAGGAATTTGTGAAAAATGTAGTACTAAAATGGCTTCTTCAATTTTTTTGGGAGGAAGCTTCACTGCAAAAGATATTTTCATTGTTTCAACTAGACTTAGAGATCTTATTTGATATAAACATGGAATTAGCGGTGAAGCTTAACCAAAGCTTTGATACCCTTTATGAATTAGACTTTTTAGAATATTCTATGCTAGTCGCTTCTATAAAAAGAAAAATTATAAAGAAAAACGAAGAAAATGCCAAAGCTACTGATACTATACATTTTGACAATAGTAAACCTACTAAACTTGGAATACCCGATAATCTAAAACAAGGTAGATAAATAATAAAAACACGCGTAGTGCAATGGCTTCCGAATATTTAAACTCATTTATCTCTTTATACAAGGAAAAGGCGCAATTATCACTGGATAAAGCAGCTAAAAACCTTGAAAAAAGACAGGGCCAACTTGAATCATTTAATGCGCTGAGACCTCCTCTTTTAGAAGAGCTCAAAACTCTTGGTTTTCTAGAAGACTTCGAAAGACTTTTTCCAGAAAATGGCGAAGGTCCAATCTTTTCTCAAGCTGATATAATGACTTATTCTAGTATGCTTGAATCTGTAGATGATTCAAAGCAACTTAAAGCATTTAATAAGATAGATAGGGCACCTAGCAGGTTAAAAGTAGCAGAGGAATATTTAGAATATGCAGAAGCTGATTTATATGTTAGAGATCCTGAAGAGTATTTAGGTGAACTTTATATGGCACTAATGAGTAGACTTTCTAAAGCATCTAGCTTAGGTGCAGGTGCTATAAAAGCTTTTGAAGATCAGGACACATATGATGAGTTAATAGAGTATGCCGCTGTTGAAGTAGATGGGCCTAGCGGGCTTAAAACTAATCCCATTACGTTTGCGGTTTTAAAAGAGATGGTAGACGGCAAGGTTTCAGAAGATGCCGAATCATCTGAAAGCGATGATTCAGAAGAAACTTCTCCCATAAATAAAGAAACTGAGGATAAAACCCAAGAAGAAGAATCTTCTGAGTTAGCTGAGCCCATCGAACAGGATGAAGACTTTTCTGAAATAGAAGTAGAAACATCAAATGCTTTAGAAATTCCAGAAAAAGATCCGTTAGCTTCTCTTTCAATAAATAAAGAAGTTGAAGAAGAACCGGCTGAACCGGAAGAAGAAACAACAGCAACATCAACTGTAAACACAGTTAGCGAAAGTAAAGATGAAATAGAAAAACCTAATGTTACCGAAGACACTATTTCTATTGAATCTAATCAGGATATTTTAGATGAAGAGTCTTCTAGTGAAAATGATATTCAAGATAACCAATCAGCTAGTGTAGTAAATAATATAACTAACACGAGTGAAAGTGTTAACGATAATACATCTACTGAAAACAACAATTCTATAAATAACCAGGTAGCTGGTTCTAAAGGTGTTGCCAATAGCGGTGGTAAAAAAAGCCAAGGTGATAGTTTTATAACAAGCTTTTTAAGTAGCATGACGGGTTTAAGTACAGATGAACTTAACACTTTAACAAACAGTTCGCAAGAATCTACTATAAATAATGTCAATAATACTGGAGATATTAGTAATCAAGCCAATACACAACTTGGAGATGCTCTAGGGGACGTTAGTACTGATCTTAATGTAACTAATATAAGTCAAATAAATGATATACCTGGTGTACCCTCAGGCCTGTCTAAAGGCTTAGATAAAGTTAAAAATGTGACTAATGACTTACAGACTAGTTCTAACTTTAGTTCTTTTGAAAAATCTTCTTTAATAAAACCTGATCCTATAACAAAAAAGGATATAGATTCTGTTGGAAAAAACATATCAGATGATTTTTCTTCTACTATGGAAGCAACAACTACTTCTCAAGAAAACAATATGCCAGAATCTTCTTATTCAGGCGATATTTCTTCTTCTAGTTCAAGCGAATCTCCTGTTTCACAAAGCGGTTCTAAAAATGAAAAACAAGGCAGCGTAAGTGTAAATAACGATACTGCTGCATTAGAAAAAAGACTTAAAAACATTGAAATATTACTAATGGGACCCTTAGAGGTTAAAATTAAAAATTAAAATGAAAGATTTAAAAATAGAATTAAGCACATTATTAAAAGAATACTCAGAAGTTCATCATGGTTTAAATGTTCTTGAAAAACAAATAGTCCAACAGATGTCTATACATAATGATTTGAAAAATAAATTAGATTCAATTCGAGAAAGAGAAAAACAAATAATAAATAATATAGAGCAAGAAACTGGAGAAAAACTAAATATAACAGATTATATATGATAAATATAATGAACATATTAGGTAGTGTAATAAAATTCATAACCGATCCTAAAAATACAAGAATGTTGTTGTTGGGGTCAATAGTTATATTAATACTATTATTATTTAGACAATGTGGTAAAACCAGCGAGGCAAAAATAGAAACAAAGAAAGTTAAAGAGCAAGTTGTCAGGGTAAAGAACAATTATGAAGCGTCTAATGATTCTATAAAAACTTATGCCTTAGATAATAAAACAATGAGGTCTGAAAAACAGGGTTATGAATTGACAATAAGTGAACTTAAGACAGAATATAATAGTTTACTAGGAAAATTAACAATTGAAAAAAATAAACTGCCAAAGGTAATTATTAAAACAGAATATGTAGTTAAAGAAATTTTAACACAAGTACCTGTATTAGTAATAGCTGATAGTTCTGGAAATAAATTATCCTTTTTAGATAGTTTGAATCATAGTAAAAATAATTACAGAATATTATCAGGTATTATTCCATTTACAGTAGACACCACTGATACTATTCCTAAAGTTATTCCAGGTATGGGTAATTTTTCTTTAGAATTAGCTATGAATTTAGATTTAGCACTAGTTAAAGATAGAGAAACTAAAAAGATAAATATACTAGTAGATACAGATTACCCAGGAGTTAGTTTTACTCAAATAGAAGGAGCTAGCATATTGGATAATCCTAAGAATAAAAAAGCATTAAGAGAACTTAGAAAAAATTGGAGTCTAGGCTTTCAAGTTGGGTATGGCATAAGTGTAAGTGGTAATAATATATCTACTTCACCATACTTCGGATTGGGCTTAAATTATTCTCCTAAATTTTTGCAATGGTAAAAAACATTAAACATTAAATGAGAGAAAGTAGATTTGTAAACTTAACCAATTATTGCATAGTTGAGTATATGCTAGAAGACCTAGGATCTTTAGACTATACAAATGATGATTTTAAATTGTTACAAAACGATCATATAGATGCTCATCAGATATTCAACAACGATGGTTCGTTTAGTGAAACTAGGAATATACAAGATATAACCGTTACTTCAATAGATGGAAACAGGTATGTATACTTAGATAGTGAAAAGGTTCCTAATTATATAGACTACGATGATAAAATAACTGAAACCACTATATCAGGAAATAATGTAACTTTAGACAAAGTAAGATTTCATTTTATTTCTGGGTTTGATTTTGATAGTTTTAGAGCACTTGTTCTTAGTGTAAGAAATATAGAAAATGATCAAAAAACAAATATATTCGCAAACATTCTTTTTAGTAAAGATACTGAATCAACTATACTTTCATTTAATCCGAAACCATTGTACATAACCAATGCCATGTACGATAGATACATAGACGTATATGTTCCTTCTATAAAAAATATAAATGAAGAATTTGACACTTCTCCTACTCCAGCTTCTACTTTTGCAGCAGATATTACTCCTAACAATGGTTCATATACAGGTTTTATAACAAATAATCCTATTATAGTATCTTTAGATGAATGTGGAACTCAAGATAAATTAGATACACCAGTTGGCGTAGAATATGATACTTTTGAAATTACAGAACATTACGAAGCGGTTGTATCTCAAAGTAATGAGTTTGATTCAGTAGGAGCATATGTACAAGAATCTAGTCAAGGTGACTTTATTGAATTCTTTTTAACATACAATGGAGGTTTTCCAGAAGAATTAATATCTATATTAAATAGAAGGAACCCATTGAATGACTATATCATAGCACATGAACTAACTATTTTTGAACAAATAGGATCTTCCTTTGTTGAAAGCTCAAGATTAGCCTTTTTTCAAGATAAAGATTATGATGAACCTAATTTGTTTAGGCCGGTCTTAAAAAATGCGAATACTGCAATAACAATGTCAATTGATTATATTGTTAGACTTATTAATAGATTAAATGGAGATCAAGTTATTAGAGAAGGTTCTTTGATAGTAACTTCACCTAAGAAATATGGAAAAACACTTCTAAAGTTAGAATTGGAAGATAAGCCTCAATCTCAAAATATAATAAATAAAATATATAAAAATAATTTTGAAGCAACTGAATTATTCATAGACCCTGCTCAAAACGTAACTAAGTCTATAGGTAGTATAGTTACATCATCTACCATGTCTAGTTCAACTCAATATGTTCCAATCTTTTTTACTAAGTCAAACATATCAGTCTCAAAGAAAAGCTCAATTGTCAAAGAAAATAACGATCAAGATGAGGTTGTATTTAAAGATGGCAAATTAAAATTTGTAATATCTCCATTCGATAATTATTTAAAGTTTAAATTTTACACTGAAGTTAAAAATAAAACAACGGCATTGGATTTAAATATAGGCGATGCCATTTATCGAGCTGTTTTTCAAACGTCTAGCGGAAAAATAAAAATAGACAACTTAAACGATCAGTCTAAAGAAAATTTATCATCTGGTGAAATTGTGTTTAATATACCCACTGAAAGTAGCGAAAGTATATTACAATCAACTGATAAAAGTTTTTATATAACATCGGTTGCTAAAGACGGAACAGAAACACTGATGTACAATGGAGAATGGAGGAAGACATCTGAACAATCTGATGTAGATGCAGCTATTGCTGAGGCTAAAGCGGAGGCTGAAGCTCAGAATAAAACTACTTCTAAAATAAATGAAATAGTAGACAAATATAAAGGGCTAGCTGAAAAGCAAGCTAGAAAAAGACCTCGCCTTGTATCTAAAAAAGCTAGAATACCAGGATATGTAAATAGAAAAGAATCTAAATCCGTATCTACTGTTAATACGTTTGGTGTGAAAGACTCCACTAAAATAACAACAAATAGAAATAATAGCTAACTAATACTCTAAAATTGTAGAATTTAAATACATATTTTAAGATAAATAAAAAAAAATAATTATCTAATAGATGAAGACTTTTATAAATAAAACACTTGACACGTTATCTAATAGTGACGTTTCTAATAATTCATTAGTAAAAATACTAACTGAATCCACTAAAAATGCTTTGAAAGCAAATACTGGTGTATCTTCGACATATAACTCACTAAAAAGTGGATTGGTTGAACTAAACAACCATTTACAAAATGAAACTATAATAAATATACTAGAACAGTTTGAAAAATTTGAATATTCAGATAGTAATTTAATAGACGAGATGAATAAAGAAGCTAATCTTTTATCTGAATTAAATAACATCAAAGAAAGCAATTCTTATTCTAATCCAGTAGTTCTCCAAAGAGTAATAGTTTTAGAAGAATCATTACGTAATAATCCTGAATTTGTGTTATATGGAAAATTTGTAGATTCATTTAAAGAATTTAATTACGACAGTGTAGTTAAAGAGTCAGTTGATAGGATATTAAACTACATCAATAATAATACTGAAAAATTAATGGTATTAGATTCTATAAATTCAATGAAAAGCGCTAAAGGCTATGAAAAAGATATAGAAGGCCTTAGTAAAATGTTAATTTCAGAATCTTATTCAAGCGAGGCTATTAAACATAGATTAAATGGAGAATTGCCTATTCTTAAGAATCTTTATACTAGATTATCAGTAGTTGAGTCTAGAAATTCTTCTTCTTTTACTTTAGGACAAGGCGGAGCTACATGTACTATTGATAATACAATCACTCCTACTTTAAAAACCGGTAAGAATACAGTATTAAGTTTTATAGATAACAAGTTTATAGCAATTAGTACTAAGGACTTGAATAAAGGATCTTTATTATCTGAATCTGAATCTTCCAAATTGTATGAAATGGATTCTAATTATGTTAAAGAAAAATATAACTCGTATTACACGCTATGTGAATCTTTTTATAAATTAGGATTTGTTAAATCTCAACATGGTATTAAATCAACATCCCTTAGGAATCTAGTATTAGAGTTTAGATCAGATGAATTTGGAAAATTAGATATATACATAAATGAAAGTTTAATTAAAGAGCCTTCTAAATTTAATTTTAGTGAAATACTTACTTTAGAAAGCAACACTGTTAAAACAGACGTTAGTAAAGTTTTAAATGAAACATCTAGTATTTTTAATTTAGAATTTGCGAAAACTTTAACAAATGACCATACCGGAAAAAAAGTAATGGTAATAGAATTAGAAGGAGATTATCATATCTGTGAAATGTTGAATCAAGTAGAAAGAGTTTGGAAGAATGATATAAACGAATACAAATTACATAATTATATTTTAGAAAACTTTAATTATGATATTAGCTCTATTTTTCAAGTTAAGATTGATGAACAAACTGCATCTATTGCCGCTCTAGATTCAAGAAAGTCTGAAATAGAAACAAATATCACTAAGTTAGAAAATGAAGTAACTAAAATAAATACAAACTTAGAATCAGGAGATATAGACTCCAAGTTTTTCAGCCAACTAGAAGATATTAAAGAACAATTAGAAATTAAAATAAACTCGTTAAGAGAGGAATTTGTAGAAAAAGATCTTAAAAAAAAAGAAATAGCTTAATACGCGAAAGCTTTGATGGAAATTATAAGAATACCCGCTCCTATAAAATAGGTCAGCGGGTTTCTATTAAGGAAAAAATAGGAACTATAATAGGTATAAACACCGCTATCAACGAGTATCAAATAATGATAAATGGAATATCTAAGTCATATAAAGCAGACGATATATCAGAAATCAAACAACTTAAAAAGAAAAGAATTAATACTAAACTTAAAAAGAAGATTAAAAAGAAATCTTTTCTAGGTAAAGCCAAATAATAAATATATTTTTAAATTTTAAAATCCATTAGGTCATTTAGTGAACTTAATGGATTTTTTTAGTATAATATATTAGAATAATCTTAAACTTAACCGCAATGCGCAGTATAATAAAATGGATGGATTTAAAAGTAGGCTGGTTTTTTGTAAATGGAAGAAAACAAAAACACTGGATAAAATACCTTAAAAACAAATATCCAAATGAATTTAAAAAGTCTAATCATGAATAAAAATAAAAAATCTATTTCTCAAGAAGCTCACTCTATAGTAAATGAAAGAGATGAGGAAAAAGAAAGAATGTATGGACCCTTTAGCGAAGGTATGGATAGAGCAGCTAGTATATTCAACGGAATGTCTGGTTTAAACATATCAGGTAAAGAAATGTTTATAGCAATGATAGCTTTAAAGTTTTCAAGAGAGTCTTATAACCATAAAAAAGATAACTTATTAGATGCTATATCTTACATACAGGGGTTAGAAAACTATATGAATGAAAGAAAAGATTAAATACAAAACAAAAATTTAAAAATAAAATATGAAAAAGATAGCTATAATATTAGGCAGAGGAGTAGAAGGCTGTGGCGTAACAAGATGTGCTGTAGAATTTCAAAAAGCAACACCTAATACTAAAATATTTGCAACTTTAGATAAGAAATGGGCTCGTAGAGACACTATGGTCTTTGATAAAGATGAGTTTACTTGTGGAAAATCTGAAGAAATGACCAGAGTTTTGGATGAAGTAAATGAAAACTTTGATATGGTTCTTGTCTATTCTGTTCCTTCTAAAAAGCATCCAGAAGATTGTCAAATCAACTTTGTTAAGCTTGTACAAGGTATTACTTTACCCAAAGCTATTGTTCAATTAGATCATAAAATGCAATCTCTAAGTAGAAATGGTAAATTTGATGAAATATGTAATAGTGTAGATGTATTGATGACTCATTCATTAGAATCAGACTTTACTAGATGGGCTAAAAGAGAGAATGTAAATACTCCTTTCAAGAAAATGGCGTTAGGTTTTACATATGATGATCATCGTGAAAAATATTGGTTGCCTATAGACGAACAGGATCATAAAACAGTTAGATGGATAGGTAGACTATCAGGTTGGAAAGGTCCTAATTTAATGATGGATTTCCATGCTCAACAATTGATGGAAGAAAATTACATAACTATTCTTGAAGGATTAGAAGCAAGCATAGGATGGGCAGGTATCTTATATGAAAAAGGAGATAATAAAAATGGAAAGCCTTTCTATAAAGATCATGAAATAGTAAATCATTTTAGACCTAGAAAAGAATTAAATGAGGTAAAATTTACAGAAGATTTACATGGAAAAGAAACTCCTGGATCAGGTTCTTATTTGTATCCACCTTACACTAACGTAGACTGTATGGAAAGAATGGCTAAAAGTGCTTTTGGTTCTGATCTATATCACTTAAAGGCTCATATGTATGGTAATAATATAGAAAACTGTCACGCCGAAGTTGTTGCTTCAGGTACCATTCCTATTTTTCATAAACACTTTTGTGATAATGTAATTCATAGAATAACAGGTAATCCTGTGACTAAGGATTCCCATAGCGGAACTATTGGTTTAGATCATACTAACTTTGAAGAAACTAAAAAATTAATGGTCAAATTGTCAAATGACCCAGTAATGAGAGACGAATGGAGAGAAATGGCATTTACATATTGGAAAAAGCATTCAAATGCCGATATATGTACAAATGAAATAATTACAAATTTAGAAAATATAATTATTGAGAACGGAAAGATAGGTGCACAAGCATCATCTAATGCAATAGTAGATGATAATCAATTGAGTATTTTCGATGAAATAGAAGATACACCTGAAGTAAAGGAAAAACCAAAGGAGACAACACAAGACGAACTTAGAAAAACAGATAATGATAGTGCAGACTATGAGTCATTAATGAATCAATTAAAAAACATATAATATATGAATACTCAGTTAGGAAAATTAGTAAAGAAATACGACACCATTCAAATAACAGATAAGTTTAAAAAAAGAGAATTCGTAATAGAACTTTCATCTAAAGGATATTCTGGAGCCAATGAATATTTAAAATTCTCTTTGGTTCAAGAAGGGTGTTCTAAAATAGATTCATTTGAAATAAATGATAATTTAAATGTTTCATATGAAGTAAAAGCTAGGGAATGGGTTAATCCTGAAAACGAAACAGTTTATATCAATGATGTTAGAGCAATATCAGTCAAGATAAATACTGAGGAAGTAAAAGAACCTATTGACATGACAGGCGATGGCTCAGACCTACCCTTTTAAATAGTACGTAAACATAAGCTATATTTTGTAGATATATAAAAAAAAGAAACATCTATAAATAATGGATTTATCAATACAATATGAAAATGATTTAAGATCTAAAGAAGGTTTAATGATCTTAGAAGCTTTAAAAAACAAAATGCATGTTTTAGAAGAAGCTTTAGATTTCGATAATCTAATACCTGATATACGATCTTTAACCGAAAAAGAATTTTTTCAAAGCCCTCTACTTAGAAGAGAAGTGGCAGTTATAAATGAACAGGCCGAAGCCGCTATTGCTTCCGATGCTTCGGCAATCGATAGTGTAGTAGATGGAGCAGGTATCCTACCGGCCCCGGATGGAGGTATATTAGGCATGTTGAAAAGTCTATTAAGTTCATTAACAGAAGGAGGTTCGCCTATTGGAATACTTCAGTTGGTTTTAGATTTCATAGGTATTGTTGGAGATGCTTTTTTAGTAGTAGGTATTCCTCTTGGGATGGCTGCCGATTTAATAAACGGTATCATATACATGTTCAGAGGAAAGTACATATTAGGTTTGATATCTTTGATTGCAATGATTCCTTTTGGAGGAGACGTTGCAAAAGGCTTTAAAGGTGTGGCTCATAATTTTTCAAAACCATTTTCAAAAATAGCAACAAAAGGAGCTGGTAAAACAATAGCAAAAGAGTCAGCTGAGGTTTTAATGAAACAGGAAGGAAAAACATTCAGTAAAAGTAAAAGGTTTCTAGAATTTATCAAGAAATCAGCTGCCAAAATAGCAGCTTCTATAACTGGTGTAATTTCTTTTCTATTGAAAGACGTTGTAGGTAAAGCAGTTGGTTGGGTTCCTTTTATCGGAAAACCTTTACGAAAGTTTTTGACTAAAATAGCTGACATGGCAAAAAACGTAGCTGACAACTTATTAGTATTCGCTAAAGAAGTAGATAAACCTATAGCTCAAGCTATTTCTAAAAAGGCAGCTAAGAATTTTAAGTTAATGGAAGAAACTTTACAAGCAGGTGGAAAAGTTGTTAAAAAAGGAGATAAGTTAATAATTAAAAAAGGAGGAAAGGTAATTAAAGAAATACCAATAGCAGATTTATCTACGTTTTCTAATATATCTGCAAAATTTCCAAATGGGCCAATGAAGTCCGTTCTAAAAAATTCAGATGATTTAGCTACGTACTACACGTTTATATCTAAAAGAGGAGGGCAGGCTAGAAAATTCCTAAAGAAGAATTCTGGTGTTGTTATAATGAGAGGGCTTGTTCTCGGTAAATTCAGTTCTTTCATAGCTAAACAAATAATTAAATTACTAGGATCTTCAGCTGATGCTCTCTCGGATTTCGAAAAAGAAGGCATAGAAGATCTCATATCTACTCAAGAACTAAATGACAGAATGGAAGAACATTCGTCTAATGAAAGGAAAAGAAAAGGTTCAGTTATAGACGTACCTTATATAGATCAACAGTTAAAGGATAGGCCTGAAACTGAATTAAAAGAAGACGAGTTAGTGTACGATTTACAAAGACATTTAAATTACAACGCTGAACGAATGGGTCTTCCTAGTTTTCCTGCATATGTATATGCTAGAGCTAAAGAAGAAAATGAAAGGGAAATTCAAGAATTATACACTAATCATCAAATATCAGATGAAAAGTATAATGAAATAATGGGAATACAAGGATCAGGTTCTTCTGCTTTAGAAAGCATTTCTTATTCAAATAAACTAAAGTACATTAAGCCTTTTCATACATAAGCTTTACTAAGCCATTTCTGAATAGACAGTGTTTGCGAAATTTGCTCTTTTATCCAAGGCTCTTTCAGATTGATCAGCAGGTCTTTCATATTTAGTTAAAAAATAATTAGTTGCGTTTCTAACATCAGATTGCGATTTTAGCGTAGAGAATTTACTGCTGTTTTTAGATATCCAATGTTTCAAATATTCATAATTTAATTCATCTGTCATCGGTTGGGTATTTAGATCTACTCCTTTTTTCTTAGCAAACGCTATTAAGTCAGTCTTTAAACTAGGATGAGTATATTGAGCCCATCCGTAACCTCCATTATTTGCTTGAGGAAGAGTTCCTCTTTTTACGCCGGATCCTTGTATTCTATCCGGTATTAGTCCGCTTTCTGCCCATAAATTTCCAACCACACCTGCTGCAACTTCTTTAGTAACATTTAAGTCTTTTACTAAAGCATTGGCTATAGCCGCTCCTTTAATTGTTTTTTCTCTATCGTTCATTGGAATAGACTTAACGCTCGATAATGTAGAATTTACATTAGCAGTTAGTGTATTTGCTTCAGGACTAGGTGTCTGCGTTTTATTAGGTGCCGCATCTTTAAATGCGATTTGTAATTCTTTAAAATCCTTAGGCTCCATTTTAATAATATCAGCTGTTCCTAAAGCCTCTATTGCGCTTGAATTAAAGGCTTTTAGATAAAAAACGTTTAATTCTTTGTTATAAATTATATCAACTTCAGGTTTAGAACTAACTATGTTCTTGATATCAGCCGTGTTAGATGGTCCAGTCCCATCTATTGGACTGGTTTTTACTCTACCATCTCTGTAATAATCGGCTAATTTTGTATCATTTGCTCTTTTAGCATCTCGTATTCTCTTAAATATGTTCCTTTCAAGAATCAAATCAGAAAATTTACTAGCCGTTCCTGTATTCTCTATAATAGCTCGTTTTATTACGAGGTCTGGATCCTTTGAAACATTGGTAGCATCAACTGTTATTATTTTATTTGGAAATAAACCCGGCATTATCACTTTGATAGGTTTATTAACCATTTTTTGCACTGGGCTTGTATAATTATCTAATCCTATGTCAATTTGTCTATTTCCACCTGATGTTAACTTATCTTTAAATTTACTATCCTTAGTCATTAAAGTGTATAAATCTTTGTCTATGATAGAATCAGCTTTCATGTTATTTTTTAATTTCCAATCATTAACTGCATCAGTTGTTTTAGTACCTATCTCACCATCGACTCCATCCTTATTAGGTCCAAAGGTGCCTAAATCGTAGTTTAATTTTATTAAGACTAATTGTATCTTTTTAATATCGTTTTTAGAAAGACCTCCGATGTATTCTTCACTAGAATAATCAGTAGGAGCATCTGCAACAACAGTAGATATTGTCTTTTCAAATTTTTCACTTCTATGTCCTTTAAAATAATCTATGAAACCTATTAAACTTCCCTGTGAAAGTTTTCTGGTATTTCTACCTACACGATGACCTTCTCCTGAAAGTTTATCGTTTGTATTTCCTTCTATTGTGGTAAAAGTTTTATTTTTTGAGTCCACCGCGGTTACTATACCAGTATGACCTCCGCCATCTCTGCTTTGAATAAAAACCTGTCCAGGTTTTACTAAACCAGGGTTATTTCTAGCCTTAGCAATGGGTATTTTTAAAGAAGAATCTGCCTTATTCCAGTGTTTCATTACACCGGCTGTTTTAATAACTGGATTTTTTAATCCTAGTTTTTTACAAAAATCATCAAACATTGCGTAAACAAAAGCAGCACACCATGGATAACCATTCTTTCCTTTTTTTCTATTGTTCAATCCTACTAAATCAAAATATCTGTCTATTTCAGGGCTTCTATTTGATCCGGCCGGTATTTCTCTTACATTTACATTTTGTGCGAGAGTATCTGCATACGGAACAGCCATTTGATCTGGTTTTCCTTCAATTGAGTCTTCGTTTAATATGTCCTTAAAAGATTTCATAATATTATAGTTATTTATTTGTTCAGGTGACGATCTAAAACTATTAACTGCCACTTACTTATTTTTGGATAGGCCTCATCTGCACTTAAGAAACCTGCCCAATCTATTTCTTCTTTTTGTAAGTTATCATTTGATATTCTTAAACTCGTCATTCCTATTTCAGACAGACTTGTTACTTCATGTAAAAAATAAATAAGTTGCTTTTCTATATCTCCTTTTTTATTATAGGTGTTACATACATATGGCTCAGATCTAGATAGAATAGAAGGATTCAGTGATATTCCAGTTTCCTCTTTCAATTCTCTAATTGCTCCTGTTAAAACATCTTCTCCAGTTTCTACTTTTCCTTTAGGTATGCCTAACGTTCTTTTTTGCCAGCTCGCGTTTGTTGGGTGAACTAATAATATTTTATTTTCATATATTATACACACGCCCGCTACCTTTTTTTCTAATGAATCAATGACATCTTTCCATTCTTCGTTCAATATAGATTTTAAATTTTTGAAGGTTTTCACTTTTTAGATTTACTTTTTTTAACGTTTGCCCATGGTTTACTAGGTGTTGCTTTATTTACTCTAGCCATTGCCCATCCATGTGCAGTCATGCCTGGTCTTGACCCAGAACTGTAAAATGCTCCAAGGCCCTTAATGTACTCTGCTCTTAAACTACCAAAGGTATATCCTTTTTTATTTGCGACTTTTCTTATTTTTGCTTCAGTTGCTTTACTTAAAGTCTTTTTCTTTTTCTTTGCTTTTTTAGCTTCATTAATAGGTTCAGTGTCTTTATTTCTTATACAAAGTTCTCCTAATACTTCTATTTTACCTACTATTTCTTGAAATTTCTTTTGGGTAATGTTCATATCTTTAGAAGTAGCTTCTATTAGTTCGTTCAATAATTCATCATATTCATCTTTAAAATCTGACATATCAAATTTTCCACTAGCTGCTTTTTTATAATATGGAAGTTTAACTTTAAAATGATCATATGAAAGCATTGAAAGGCCTCCTTTTTCTTTAGAGCTATCCACTGTGCTTTTTGCTCCGTCTCCTCTTTTTTCAGCGAATTCTTTTAAATCCACCTTAGGGTCTATTGTTTCATTTGTTCTCTCTTCAGCTTCCATCTCATCTCTAAGTTTATAAGCTTTTTTCTTATCGGCTTCAGATCCCTTTAATAGTTTCTTAGCTTTATTTAATTTAGCATCCCTGGAGCTTCCTTTAGGGGCCTTGTATTCAGTTGGGTGTGCTTCTTTTAAGTACTCATTATAATCTTTAATTCGTTCCATATCTTTAATCTTTATCTTTTTTTAATAAAATCAAGACTTTATCTCTAACTTTTTCCATCTTTTTAGCATATGCTGGATCTGACTTTTTATTAAAGTTTATTTGTTGATTAAGACTTCCGGTTATTTTTCTCATGTCACCTTTTCTTGTTTTAATCAACCATTCAGCTAATGCTTTTATTCCTAGTTTTTTAAATTTTCCATTGGCATCCGGAGCATCAGAATGATGAAATTCTAGTTTTTTTTTCTCATTTACTTTTATAAAATCGTTAAAGCCAACTACTACACTTTCAGATGCCATAAAATCAAAATCTAAATTTTTTGAAATACTATCAGTTTGCATATCATTATTTGGTACAGGAACCTCCTTTGTTGTATTCATAATAAAATCAAATACTTGATCCATATTTTCTTTAGCTACCGATACATGATCATCTGCCCAATCATGGCCTTGTTGTAATATATCATCTAACATATCAGGATCCATTTGATAAAGCAAAGTTGCTTGTCTCATTATTTGTTGCAAATTCTTAAAAAACATATAGTTTTTTTGTTTATGATGTCCCATTATAATTCTTTTTTATTTTATATATCGCGATTCC